GCGGCGATTTGTTCTGGGGTCATTTACCATCCTCCGGCCAAAATCCACGGCAATCATTGCCGCCTTCATATTTAGTATACGCCTGATAATCCGCGCGGCCCGGTGTAGTCCTGCGGCATTTCATTGATAGCGGGCAGTTAGCTGGTGATAGGCATCGTGCGTAGTCGTAGGGTAGTGGGGTCATTTTAGCAGCTCCCGTCGCATGGTGCCCAATTGCAGTGTTCGCAACATTCTGGGGAATAACTGCACTGATCCTTAGCTTGCCCGTCAATAGTTTCAGCGCCACAGTATTCGCACTCTCCATTAGCAATATCTGACTTTTCCCACTCTATCGCAGCACAGCACAACACAGAACCTCCATCTTCACAGACGCGCAATCAGGAACGCCGTCGATTGTGGTGAATATGATGCAGTGGGTGTCGGATGTAACTACATGCGGCGAGTATTCATCGGCACATCCAAACAATACCACACGTTCAACCTTCGGCTCAACCTTAACCCGCCATGCAACCGATCCATCTGGCATTACATGGGTATCAGCGCCATCAGGTGCGGTGCCAAATTTCCAGTCGGTGTATTTGGTGGCGCGGGAGATGATGCGGAATGTTGACACGTTCAGTGACGTAATATCATGACCCACAACACGCATATCATGATCAACAGTATACGTCTTACCTTTTTTCAGCCAATCCCCATGCGCTGATACGCACTCCACCACATCCCCAACCTGCACATTCAATTCTTTCAACGTTTTGCCAGTCATTCTTCCATCTCCTTATATGCCGCAACCCGCAGCGCGTTTTTCATTTCATTGCCGAACGTCAACACTGATACCCCGCCAACGTCCACCGTGTCAATCTCAATATCAGTCACCTCACTCCACGGCGGTTCATCAGCATACCCGCCGCCAGTTTCGATATGCGATGTGATAGACACTTCGATTTCAATGGTGAATTTACGGGTTACTGGGTGGTATGGCATGCTGCACTCCTATGTTACGTCACCAATACCACACCTACCGCACGCACGCAAGCGTTATTTTTCGGTTGACAATCGGTGATGTATGGGGTATGTATCGGCAGGTAACAGAGGGATATGGGAATGATTGAAGAATATCGACGGTTTATCGCTAGTCGCGCGCCTACTGAAAAATCAAACGGGTTTATGCCCAAGCCGATCAACACCATGGCAAAAACTCACCAAGTCAACGCGCTAGAGTTTGCGCTTAACAAGGGGAAATCCGCTGCGTTCCTTGATACTGGTCTTGGAAAGTCATTCATCGAGTTAGAGTTTGCGCGGCAATGCGCCGAAGAAACTGGCAAGCCATCACTGATCCTAACACCGCTGGCCGTCGCTGGTCAGATGATACGCGAGGCTAACAAATTCAACATTGACGCGCGGCAGATCAAGGAACCTGATCAAGTTGGCGATGGCGTTATGGTGATGAACTATGATCGTGTTGGCAAGCTGGATACGTCAGTATTCGGCGCGATCATCTTGGACGAATCCAGTATCTTGAAATCGTTTGCCGGAAAAACCCGCATGATGTTGATGGATATGTTTGCGGACACTCCATATAAACTAGCCGCGACAGCAACGCCATCGCCAAACGACCACATGGAACTAGGTAATCATGCAGAGTTTCTAAACGTAATGCGCCAGCAGGAAATGCTGTCGAAGTGGTTTATTAATGACACATCCACGGCATCCCAAGACTGGAGGCTTAAAGGCCATGCAGTCGATGATTTCTGGCAGTTTGTGGCATCATGGTCACGTTGCGCAACACTCCCCAGCGATCTAGGCGGCGATGATACTGGATATGTATTGCCTGACGTATTGCGCACGCTGCACGCCATTCAAGCTGACAGATCAACTGCTACTGACGGAATGTTGTTCCGCATTCCAGAACTATCTGCAACGTCGTTCCATGCCGAAAAACGCCTTACCATGCGTGATCGGGTGGCTAAGGCGGCTGAACTGGCAACCCATGACAAGCCAGTAACTGTATGGTGCGAAAGCAATGAGGAAAGCGCACTACTCGCCAAGCTAATCCCAGACGCGCGCGAAGTCCGTGGCGATATGACGCCAGAACATAAAGAAGCCATGCTACTAGGTTTCGTGGATGGCGATTTCCGCGTTATGGTCACTAAGCCTAAACTCGCCGGGTTCGGGGTGAACTGGCAACACTGCGCACACGCCGTATTCGCGTCAATCAGCTATAGCTACGAGCAACACTATCAAGCTGTCCGCCGTTCTCATCGGTTTGGGCAAACTGAACAAGTTCGCAACGATATCGTTGTTGCAGATACGGAACTGGCAATTTGGGACGTAATCAATGACAAAGGCAGAAAGCATGACGAAATGAAAACAAAAATGGCACTTGCGATGAAAAAAGCGCAGGTATTCGGAACATCAAGGGTTGTATATGATCGGCCTTTGGAGTTATGGTTTCCAGATTGGGTAAAAAGCGAAACCCATGCGTAATCACGGAAAACTAAACACAACTAAGGAGTGGATTAAAACATGAAACAACCGGAATACTCTGGGGCTGGATGGGTTCTACACAACTCGGACTGTATCGAAGGTATGGCGGCTATGCCGCCAGACAGTGTTGATATGGCTTGCTTCTCACCTCCTTTCGGCGACCTCTTCGTTTACAGCGACAGCGAACGCGATCTAGGCAATGCTGGCACTGGTCAGAAATTTCTCAACCAATACAAATTCTTTGCCGAAGCCCTAACCCGCGTAATGAAGCCGGGGCGTATTGCCTGCGTTCACTGCACAGACCTGCCTATGCGCAAGGGCCGCGACGGGGCAATCGGCCTGCAAGACTTCTCTGGCGATCTAATCAATGCCCATACTGACGCTGGAATGATCTACCATGGGCGCACTACCATCTGGAAAGATCCTGTTGTCGAAATGCAGCGCACTAAGGCTCTAGGGTTGCTGTATAAGCAGATCCGCAAAGACAGCGCCATGAACCGAGTGGGGATGCCTGACTATATGCTGTTTTTCCGTAAAGACGGCGATAATCCAGACCGGATTGAACATGCTGCGCCGGGTAGTGCGGACGCGTTGCCGATTGCGCGTAAGTGGTTGGAACATATGCGCCGCGAAGGATTGTGTTCTGCGGTGACGGATGATGTTCTATTAGCGGAACTGATCAAACATGCAGAGTTTGACGTTTACGAATGGCAGAAGTTGGCTAGCCCGGTATGGATGAATATTCAGCAGGGTAATGTGTTGAACGGATATCGCGCGGCCAAATCTGAGAACGATGAACGCCATGTTTGCCCTTTGCAGCTTGATACAATCGACAACTGCTTGCGTCTATACACTAAACCCGGAGATGTGGTTATGGACCCGTTCAATGGCATCGGTTCGACAGGTTATCAGGCTATCAAGCAAATGCGCAAGTATGTTGGGTTTGAATTAAAGCCGGAGTATGCTGCACAAGCTGGACGCAATTTAGCAGAGGCCGAATCATCACAAGGTATGTTATTCTAAGATTAAGCCCCGGCGTTAAAACCGGGGCTTTGTTTATATCAGAACGGTATTTCGTCGGTATCATCGTATCGCGCAGTACCATTTGCAGTGCGATCAACACCGCCGCCGCTATCACCACCACCAGACGCATGACCACCATCCCGCGATCCACCACCTAGCAGCGTCAACTCACCACGAAACTGCCGCAACACAATCTCAGTCGTATATTTATCCGCCCCAGATTGATCCTGCCATTTACGGGTTTCTAGCTGGCCCTCGATATAAACCGTTGATCCTTTGCGCAGGTATTGCTCCGCGATCTTGGCAAGCCCTTCGTTGAAAATCGCAACGCTATGCCACTCGGTGCGTTCTTTCTTTTCCCCAGACTGTTTATCCTTCCACGTCTCAGAAGTCGCCAGCCGCAGGTTCACAACCTTGCCGCCGTTTGGAAATGACTTAACCTCAGGATCGCGCCCTAGGTTTCCCACAATAATTACTTTATTCACGCCTGCCATTATGTATCCCTCCAATGGATAAGACCCGCACTATGGCGGGTCTATCGTTAGTTGTCAACTCACATCGGAAGGTCGTCCGATGTGTCTGGCGGTGCCTGTGATGCATCAAACTTAGCCGCTAATTCAGTGAGTTCCGGCATGATCTGCTTAACCTGATCACGGTATGGCTTACCCTCACCCTGCCACCATGCCGTGAATGCAGCCTTACCATTTGCAGCAGCCGCGCGGGCTAGCGGCATAGGATCAATTGCTGGTGGCGTGTCGGCGGGCTTTGTGGCCTCACGCAGCCGCTTCACAGTATACGGTTTACGGCTTTGCTTAGTGGCAGTCAGCGCCATAGTCATATCCGCATCCATGCCGCTCATATGGCTGATACGAATACCGCCAACAGCAAGACCACCCCATGTAACCGTAGGATCGCGATACAACGTCAGACTGCGGCCAACGTATGATGCGCCATCCTTACCCCATACCGACACTAGGACGCGGCGCATGGATTTGCAGGGATAGTATGGCTTGCCGTTATCACCAGTGTATGAAATCGCAATCGGCTGTTCAGTGCTGGACTGATTAGCCGATACCTTAGTGATTGTGATAGTCTTTGGCCCACCAATCAGATCGTCGGCGTTCATCTGCGATGATTTAGGATCAATCGTAGCGCTTACATCAGTCATACTTCAATATCCTCATATGTTTTACGTTCAGTCTGGATAACATCAGGCGACTTAGCCCACTCACTCACACCATTAACCACATCACGCACCTTGGCTTCAAACTTATTTGCCGCGTCGATGATAGCTGATTGAATAATAGGATCAGGAAACACGCGGATAATAACCATAGGCATACCTCCGCAGTAACTAATAAAATCAAGCCATTTCCGTTTAGTAACTAACAGTCCTGTCTGGCATTGCAAAACGTAATCAACCGGAATACTAGCACTGCCAGTTAATACATGTTCCGCAATGGTCTGCACCTGATATTTTTGGCGGCGGGATTTACATTCGGTTAAACCATCTTCGCCAACTAATCCATCCGGCGAATAGCCTAGCGTAAATCCCCATTCGTCATTGGTGATAAACCCGCATTCGTGAACCTCATTACGGTTTTTAGAATACGCAATACTCGCATCAATCTCATCATCCATACCGCGCAACATATCGTCACCGATGTATGTCGGTTCGGTATACCCGGTAATACGCTGCGCGGCTAGTTCGTAAACATGGGTTCTGGTTTTTTCATTGTCCGCGATTTTAAGTGTCGGGGTCAGGATCAGCTTAACCTCGCTGGCGGTAAGCAGGCCACATCGCGCGGCATGCCATTCATCCGTGCCTTGTTCAAAGTTGTGGATTGTGATTGTCATGCTGATAGGTTCCCATACAAAACGCCTTGAAAAAACTTGATCCTATCAGTTTTATCAATTAAGTTCATTTTCTTCGCCGCATTGGTTGCAGTTACAAATCTACCATAAAACACATCGCATTCAGTTACGATTAGATTCACAACTCCCTTTCTTAAGGAAACGAAGTCATCATCCTCTGGGTAGTCATCATATGAATGCACATCCCATCCGTTTGCCGCCGATTCACTGAGAAAACAAGCCTTATCCTCAGTCAGAACGATGTAATCATCGTCTGTATCTTCAACTGGCGGATCACAGATGTAACGGCTTCCTGTCTGGCTGTGCTTTACATAGTTATCAAATTCCGTAAATTCCATCATTCACTCCTCTTTAACCCTCGTTTTGAAACTATCGTAACACCCACAGTTCGGACAGATACAATTGCCGCGAGTGTTATAAATACACCAACACGACATGCAGGTTGATACATATTTATACTTCTTCTTTTCCTCTGTCATATCTTCACTCCATTGTTACCCTATAAACCCTACAGCGCCCGCATCGCTATGTCAACAGCTTCCTGCGCCGATCTTGCGATTCCTGCACGTCCTCCAGCTTTATTCACGGCGTCGATAAACCGTAGCTGGTCTGGTGATGCGCGGCCTGTTGCGGTTTTGCACTCGACTGCCAGAAACAGTCCATCCGGCGCGATGCCAATAATATCAGACCCACCCTTACACAATCCAAACTTAACAATCCGGCCTGATCCTGTTCGGTCCGGTAGCGCGCCTGTGTTGTTGCGCCAAACCATACAACCAGCCGCAGACAGTGCAACAAGGCAGTCATTCAGTATGTTGGCCTCTGTTCTAACCACGGTCATATGCCATATCCTTAACCTCGCCCCACAT